ATATATCCCTTCCCTCCCTGTTATTTGATGATTTTGATTAAAAACTTCCCTCATACTTCCCCTAATCTTCACTGCTACTTCCCTGCTCTAAACTCTCAGAGTATTTAACAACGGTCTTATATTCCATAGATTGCCAGCCAAGATCATCGTTATGCGATACCAAATCTTTCTTTAACAACTCTTTTAAGAATTTTTTAATACTATCAACAGATACTTCTTTGTCATGGTTATCTTTAACTTTTCCTGCCAAAGCACTAGGCATAAACCATTGATCTTCTGGATTATCTTTATCAACAAAAATAGCTTCTCTTTCAAGTGCTTCTAATACCAATTGTTGTTTATATGTAGTCTTTGCCTTTTTCTTAAAAACGACGTCTGTCAGCTCTAAAAAGCCTGATGTCAGCTCAAGACCTTCACCGATAAGCTCAACCTCTCTAAATTTAAACTTCATTTCAGGCATGCCTTGCCCATCTTTATTAAGCGTCTGATTGAAGCTAACAAACATATCGTCACCCTTGTCATGACGCTCAACAGAGAATTCATAATCTAATGACGCTTGTATGACACTTGAGCCCCTTGATCTGCCGCCCTGATGACCAGAGTGATGCACGATACAAATATTGCACTTATATTCAGCAACCAACATGTCTAATTTATTAATGAAATTACCCACATCTTCGGCTGAGTTTTCATTACCAGAGCCGCCGAAATTACGTTGAAACGTATCAACAACTACCATCCCTATATCGCCTTCTAACGCCTTAAATTTATCAATTTCCTGTTTAAGCTTCTCAAAATCATCCTGATCTCCAATTCTTACAGCCCTGTCAGATAGATATAAAGGAACTTTTTCAAGACTGTATTGACCTTGCTGCCATGCTTTCAGACGGCGTTTCACCCCTCTTTGACCCTCACCACATATATAAAGAACAGGCTTTTTAAATGCTTCGTTGCCATAAAATGACTTGCCTGATGCAATGGCGCATGACATAGCAATGGCAATAAATGACTTTCCGCTCTTGGGAGCTCCCCATATTTGGGTCAGACATTCTGCTTCGATCATATTTTTAATAAGCCAGTCTGGGTTTGTAACCTCTTTAAGTAGCCTGTCAGCTCTTTTGAAGTTTAAAGAGCCCGGAATCTTAGGTTCAGGCGTTTTTCTAATGTAGTCTTCTAACTCTCTTGAATCTGCGAAATAGCCAGCCTGCGCTGCATCCCATAAATCGTCTTTATCTGCCCAAGTCTTAGGCGGGCTTACAATCTTTGATTCACAGCCTTTTTTAATTAAATAATTATTGATTTCGTCAGCAGCTTTTAATCCTGCATCATCGTTATCTGGGAATATGACGACTTCCCTATCAAAAATAGGGCTCCAATCTGTGTTCTGCCAGCCAGTAGCACCGCCATGCCAAGTGGCGCTGTCTCCACTCCAGATTTTTTGACAGCCTAAAAGGGCTTTCTCTCCTTCATTAACAATGACCGGCATATCTGGGTGGTTGTTGGTTATATATAGCGGCAATAAATGATCAGGTCTACGCATCGACCAACTGCCGTCAGCGTTCAAGCTAAACGGCGCATATTTCTGCTTAATCCAATGATTCTCGAATCGCATCACCATAAAGTCATCTGAATATTTAACTTTAATAACTGCTTGCGACCATAGCTCCCGTAATTCTTCAACAGAGAAAGACCGCACATCCGGTACAGGTGCAATTATAGGGGGAGATGCACCATTCAGGGGAGAATGAGATGCGCGGTCTGTTTGGTAGGGTTTGAGCAACTGGTCTTTATCTGCGCCTAAGTGCTGCATGAGCCATACAACACCACCTCCATCACCTAATTCATGGTCATAGAAAGTACCGGCTGCAAGATCAAAAGCCATCGAACCTTTGTTCCCATATCTCCACTCATTTTCTTTGGTGAATTTTGGATTAGGCTCGCCTAGTAATTGTCTTGCAATTTCCGGAGCGATAGATTGCCAGTCTAGCTGATCCACTAAAACGGTATATCGTCGTTGGAAATTTTAGATTCAGCTTCCACTACGGCTGCTGCCGGAGCGTCGTCGTTAGCCCATTCAGGAAGTACAAACTCAGCTTTTCTAGGCTTAAAATCAACCCAACTAAACGTCAGTTCAGAAGAGTTGCCTTTGCCCACTGTTATGCGCTCAGATTTCTCAAATTTAACCGTAGGTAATGCTGGCGCTTTACCATGTAAATCATTCCAGAAAAGACCCAGAATCTGATTAAAGGCTGTTCTTTGCGCGTAATCAAAACGCACCCAGTTCAACGGTTTATCATATCCATCAACTAAGACCCAAGCATTAAAAGCTCTTTTGTAATCATCTGAAGGCTTATCATCGGGAACTCCGAATTTTTTATCCCATTGAAACAACCATTCACCGCCGTTATACATACCCCAGCCGCTTTGAAACGTCTCTGGGTCAAGCTGCATATAGGTAAAGTCTAAAACCTCATTTCCTATATACCACGCCTGATCAGCCGTCTTGAAAGTCAAGAAGCTGCTATCACTGTTACTACTTAATCCACCTAATACATCCATACTATTCTCCTTTTTTAATGCAGCGTTCTACGGCTGCCGTTTACATAATTCATTTCAAGGGTTTCAATGTTGTTTTCCTTGAAATGGTCAAAACTATCATCTCCATCAATTCCCAATGCTGCGTAAAGAGTTATATATCTTTGAAACACTTCCCAGCAATAATCTTCAAAATCACCGTCAAATATTGTTTGCATTGTTTAAAATAATTTTTAAATGGCTACATAGCTCTTTTAATGGCATTTGTATGTGCACGCTTTTATCTGGCAATAAAGACGGCTCAATTAAATAACCATGAATCACTGCGCCGATAGGCTTGTTGTTGTATTTGTAAATTAAGACGGGTATCTGATCTGGTGTTGCGCTAGCACATGCCTGATCCCACCATTGTTCTTTTGCCCAGTCACCGCTTCCGCCTTTATAGGCTTTGCATTCAATGGCAAAATTGCGAAACACTATGTCGCAACCGCCTACCTGATATTGATCTAAATTTCTTTTAGCGATGGGCTCATCGTCTTTGCGTATATGCCTGTTGATAAGCGTGCATACAGCCCTTTCAAAAGCTGCTCCTTTATTTCTGCTATTAACCATCAGGATGCGCCAGTGAGTAAGCTTTAATTAATTCAACTAACGTCATAACCTTTTCAGGCTCAGTAATTTCAGTGCTGCCATCATTCATCAATTTGACAACCGTTCCATCGTTTAAAAGATTGGTTGTAACTGATGCGCCGTACATTGATTGATATTCGTGTTGCGCTATGCCTTTAGACCACTCGAGCAGCTTTACTAAGTCTGTCTTATCCTTAGTCATTTTTTCTAACGTCTGTTTCGTAGGTAGAAATACCCAGTTTGATTATCATGTCTGCGGTTTCGCCAATCTTTTTGCCGTTGGCTGCGCACCATGCTTTAAATTCTCTGTGAATGTCTTCTGACACCCAGATACAATTCTTATTTCGTTTGTCTTCTTCTTTTATACTCATCTTACTCTCCATAATTATTTTAATTCTTTTATTTGTATTAATCAATTTGATGTTTGATATATACATGCGATAATCATTGTCTAAGGGCAATGGTTATACTCTCCATACTTAGTCTTTACTCCTTAACTTATTGCCCTTTTTATCGTAATAGATTTATTACGAACACTTCTTTCAGGCTTTGCCGGTGTGGTCTTGGTGACCTCTTCAGTTGCCTTATATGTTCTAGACTTCCATTCAACCGTATAGTCATTTGTACGCGCTTTAGAGTGATTGCCCATGTGCGACATAATTAATGCTTGCATGTTGTCTGCGGTCTCCTCAAGCTTCTTAATGAGCTGCTTGGTGTTGTCCAGCTCTTCAACCAAATCTCCTATCTCAGCAGGTAATATCAGCTCTTCTTCTTGATCGCCTTTGTCATAGATAATCAAAGCATCATCACTGATCACAGGCTCAAAATAATCTTCTTCAATGATTCTACGATTCCAGTCCTCAACCTTTTCTTTTAACTGTCCTGCAAATTCTGGATTGCGCTTGTAGATATACATACGCAGGTCAGTGCTCTGATATAGGACTATGAGCAAACCCCAGTCTGCATCCATAATTTCCATGCTTGATTGCAACTGCAACACGCCAAGCCATAAAGGGGGCGGATCGCTTGGATAATCTGAAGAGCATTTAACCTCAATAACACCTATGCCGTTTAAGCAGACTTTAGTCATGCTTGGCAAATAGATACCATTTGCATGATCATTCTTTAGCACCAAGTTATCAGCTTCAGCCAGCCCGTCCAGAGACGCTTCAAGCGGAAGAAATGGATGCACTACTTTTTCTGTAATATCATTTTGTACATTGATTAAGCCAAGCCTATTACAAGCTTCTGTAATAAGCACAGGCTCTAACACATCGCCGGTTCTTTGCCTGTTGGTCTGTGGTGTTCTGGTGTTAATACCATGCTTGGCTTGTATCTGATTGTGTAAAAGCTTGGTCGGTGTCATAAACCTACCCTCACCAAACATATAACAAACGCCTGAACTTGAAGGCTTCCAGTCTGTAGTCAATTTATTAACCATGTCGCGCACTCTTCAAAATAGTGTCTAAAGATTTATTATCTTTTAGGGCTTTTATTATGTGAGGTACATCCATTAACCCACGCTTCTTAAGACGCTGATTGATTAGGTTTCTTGTCACAAACTTATACATAGTTTGAAACTCTTCCTGTGAGCTCCCCTCTATGCGCAAGGCTTTACCGTCCGCAAGCGGAAATTTAGCAATTATTTTCATTATTTTCTCCAGTTGTTGTAGACTTAGTAAAGTCTATGATTTCTATGGTTATAGTTCTTCCTGTTGTTACAGGTTTTCTGGAATAGCTGGTTAGTTTGTTGTAGCAGACGCAATATATATTATGCGAACTAAAAAAAACCCCTCCAGTATCCAAAATTGGTTCTGACCCACTGCTGCAAGTATTTACATTTTGCATTCTGTGGATAACTTTGTTTTGTGTAATTGTATCTATCATGGGTCTTTGTCTGTTATCTGACGCCCTTGTAGTCAACATTATCGACTTTGCCGTTTGCCAAATACTTTAATTCGCGGCTCAGGTTAAGCAGTATTTGCTTTGAATAAAACACCTTTAAGGCTTGCGGATAATTGGCACGCAACGTCTTTTCAATTTGTCTGATGGTTTCCTTGGTCTCGACCACAAAGTCTTGCAGTTGTTCGACGTTGTTTGATGGGACGACCACTCTGTTAGCTGCGGTGTTCTCTAAGCTGTAATGCGAACGCTGCCATGTTGGGTTAGCGTATGGCTTGCCTGTTTGCCTGCTGCCTGTTGCTTGGTGGTGTTGATCCATCTGGTCTTTAAATTCTTTGCTCATCTAATCTATCTCCTTTACTTAAATATATATAAATACATTTTATTAAATATGTCTAGTTTTATCGTAGCTAAATAATAGGTCTAATTATTAGCGCTATTTCTTAGCTACACTTTTGGCGCGTGTCTTTTTTTCTTTAGTATTAGCCGCGTCCATCACACGTATTGCCTTGCTAAGATCATCCGTAGACATATTGCCATAGGGTTTAAAAACATCAGTTGGCTCAACTTCTATCACCGCCACAGATAGCTTTCTAATTTGCTCCTCAAATTGCGGTAAAACATCGCAAGCAAATTGAGTCCAACTTGCAAGGTCTCTAAGAAACCCCAGCTCCATTCCTTTTTGTAATTTACCTGTAGCCTGATAATTTGAATGGCGTTTATCAGCAGGGTTATTAACTTTTTTTATGTACTCAATTTTAATTAAATCAGCAAGCAAAATAGTCATAGATGATGCTGGGATTCTAAGCGTATACATAAGCTCAGTCTTGCTAACGCTTTTACCCCTAAACGTCTCTAATGCAATTTTCTGAGCCACCATCTGTACATCCTTTTTAATAATGATTTCATCGTGCAAAAAGTTGTATAAATGAGTTTCAAAGTTTTTATCTAATTCAAGCTGTGTGTAGCGTTCTACTATTTTTTCAGCGTTCTTCATGAGTTTCTCCTATAAATTGTTGGTTCTAACTAAAATATTTCTGACCGTCGTAGCTGTCCACCTGCCGCCGCGTCTAGTCCTGATACCCCTCTTAGTTAATGCAAGGGCTATCTGCTCAAGCGTGACCTTTTTGCCATGCCGTTTAATCTCCATGATCTCTGTGATCACTCTGTCAGCATATTCATCCGCCAGTGCGATATTAATCACCTTGGCGATGTTTGCACCGGTCTTGGGGGTGGGTGATCCCAGCTTATGTCCCAGAACCTTTTTAAGTCTTAGGGTGTTGGTAATCCTGTTGCTCTTAAGCGCGTTCTTTTCCATCGAAGAGAACAACAAGGTCTGGACGCCTATTGTGGAATGCGCCCACTTATCATTTTTAAGAAAGTTTGCCGTCTCAAAAGTTTTGCTGTCTAAGTCCATGCATACATTTAAAAAGACTGTCTCAAAAGCAAGCTGATTAAGCTGAGGAACTAAAAGCGTTGCATTTTGCTTATTGCAGTAATTCACCGCATCAATAAGATCGTCTCTTCTGTTTTTCTTGGTGCTGGTCTCAATAAAGACTTTAGCTAAAGTCCCTGCATTTTTGCTGTTGGATTTGCTGAAGTACATATCAACAATTTGCTGCGACCTCTTGGATGGTTTTTTGGCGTGATAAACCACATATTTGCCGTACAGCCTAGGCGATGAGAAAGGATCGAGATCGTTCATTGTGCAACCATAAAACCAGCAAGCTGCTCAACAGCTTCAGAGTTTAAGGTTGTAGACATAAGCAAAATAGCTATTTCTTTTCTTCTGTATTCTGGTAGTTCTGTGAGTTTATTAATTAACTCAAGCATTTCTTTGTCTTTCATTACGCTACCTCTCCTAAATATCTTTGAAGCTCATCTGTTTTAAGATCAGCAATCCAATGCTTAAGATTTGCAGAGGATGAATAATCCCAATAACCATCAACAAAATTATTAGCCCTGAAACCACGAATACAAAATACTTGGTCATCACTATCCCAGCTAATCGTTACATCGCTATCAGTGAACCAAGCAGCAAAGTCAGTATCATTTTTGTTACTAATTAAATAATTAGTAACCGCACTTATCAAATATTTCTTTTCCATATTAATCTCCTTAAAAATTGTAAATTTCAAACATAAGGTATTCTACACCTTAATGTATAAATATGTAAATACTTATTTATTTATGATTGTTTTCTACAATTTAAGAAAGAATAGAATTAACTACTGGGACTGAGGATAGGCTATTAAGTGATTCGATAAGTGATAAATACTCTACGTTTTCTACTAGGTCTTTTTTTCTATAAGCAAAATATTGCTGGTTTGATGTATTGGCTCTAAAAATAATGCGCTTATCTGGCATAAAAACAAATGCCAGCAGGTCACATTTGTAGTTAGCATGTATGTCGCTTTTTGTTCTGTGTGTTTCTAAAGGAAAAGTATATTTACCCTCCTTGCTTTCGTTCCTTGTTTTTACTTGCACCCTGTATAGAGCATTAGATATTTCTAATATAAGATCAGCAGGATGCCCGTCTGTCGTTGGGTAGCAAAAATCTGCGTATTCCAGCAAGCAGGATTGCGCTAGACTTTCGCCTAGTGTGCCTAGTCTTTTGGCGGAATTTTGCTGGTTTTGGCTTGTTGTTGGCATAGATAAAGCTGCCTTGAGTTATATTCTGCGCGTCTTGGTGTTTGCAAAGCCCATTTGCTATCCAAGCACTCTTCTGACGCCTTAGTAAATTCCCCTTTCTCCAGAAGCAATCTGGTGCGTTTAAACCCTAGAAAGCCATGAATGCCTAGCTGGAAAGCCATATCTACACAAACTAGCTGCGCTTTGTATGGCAATGATCGCCACGCTATCCAATGTTCATCAAGCTGCTTTATAACTTTCTCAATATCGTTATTAAGCAAATAGATTGCTTCTTCTTCAGTTAATGGGTTTAAGTAAAGCGCCCTACCCACTCCCAAAGTTAAGTGACCCTGAGAACAAGAGTAAGGCGTCAAGACCATGCCTTCATGCTTAATTAGCAAGTCTCTAATTTCTGTGCGATTTACGTCTTTTTCTTCTTGGTTCATATTATTTACCAACGCCCTGTACACGCTCATACGACCTTAAACCACCCAAGCCCAACATCCCCATCAATACTGGTAGCATCGTTGAAGTGTCTGCCTGTGGAACGTCAATACCAAAGGGTGAAGCAAGTGGACTGATTAAAAAGTTAATGGCAAAACCTGCAACGCATACCCAAGCCGTTGCCGGTCTCCAAGATGATTGAAACCAATGACCTTTCGAATCTTCTTTATTAAGCTCAATTTGAAGTTTATTTAGAGAAATGATTTCTTTCTCTAGTTCGTGGGATAGCTTAAGTTTTAAATCCTTGTCAGCAACAAACTTGTCCAGAATATCGCCAATAGGCTTAATGAGTTTTTCAATCATAGATTGTTTTTAAAGCATACTTCTCACGATGATCGTGAAAAGAGATGCGGCTATTGTTGTAAGACCACCAA